GTGGGCGTAGCCCCCAAAAAAGTCTGATTTTGGTTTTCTTTTGGCGGTGCGTTTAGGGCCGCGTTGCGTGCTTGTTGTCTTTGTGCGGTCTTGTTGTTTACATAGATGGCTCCGCGTTTGCTGTTACAGGTTCGGCATGATGGTACGAGGTTGGCTGTGCTGTCGTCACCGCCAGCGTCGTGCTCTATGAGGTGGTCTGCTTGTGTGGCTTTGTTGCCACAGCCCCAGTAGCACTCTGGGTTGCCATCGAGTATTGCTGCTCTGTTTGTTCGGTACTGCTGGGTTGTTTTCCTATTGCCTGCCATGAGCGTGATGCTACTACCGCCCTTGCTTCGCTGCGGTTGCTCTCTTGTGTGCTAGAGGTCTCGGGTGTTTGTGCCCCCCACATTTCACAGCTGTTCGCTGTTGGCTGCCGGACTGTTTAGGGTGGACACCAATCGCCTTTTATGTAGTTAGGGAACTCTGAACAATGACTGACCCCCAAGGCTCTTCACGTTAAGTCATCTCAAGTATTAGGGCGCATTGCACTACCCCTGTCCCCAGGTGTTAATTCCTGCACAGTTCAATCCCGTACGAGGCCATGGTTGTATTCAGTTGTCGTTAGTTACTTGCGTAAGCCTTGAATGATGGCGATGCCCAGCGACAGTAGCAGGACATACCAAGCCACGATCAGCATGATGCAAGGCGCTGTTCTATAGCTACTAAATCCTCGGGTCGCCAGATGTAGCACTCTGCGTGTGGGTGCAGGATAGTGAGCCAATGCTCTTGGGCTATTGAGGTCTTGCCCTTGGTGGTTTTAAGTTCGGCAAAGATAAGCCCTTTAATCTTGTGGGCTAGTACTAAGTCTGGGAAACCTGCAGCGCCTGTGGTGATGTATCGCCCGGTGCGAGTCATGCTGGGCTGTGCGTGGTGGCAATCCCAGCCATGGATATAAGCCAAGGCTTTTAGTTGTTGCAGAAATGACGCCTCGCTAATCGGTGTCATTTTTTGTCTTTGCCAAGCATGAAACCACACATGAAAACTGCCGAAAGCATAATTAAAAGGCTGAATAGGTCAAGCATCGTTTCGTCTATCTAAATACCAAGAAATTGTGTGCGCAACATTGGCCAAATCTTCTAACACTCGATCTGCAACTGGTTCGCCTCTTTGCATGTGATATGTCCATTGTTCAAGAACGACATTCACTTTTCTTAGCAAGTAATTAGTTTCTGTTTGGTTAATCAAAATGGCTCCTCTGGGCTGTCATATACCGGCACTTCTACATCGCCATTCTTAAGCGCGTCAATCGCTTTGCTAACTTCAAATTTGGTCATTGTGCCAATGTTGTGCGGGGGCAATTTGCCAGCCTTTTTCAGTTCGGCCTTGTAAAGCCATAACTGCTTTTCACTAGGCAAGTTAGAGGGCTGAGTAATCGTGGTATCTCCGCGCACTACCTTTTGCATCTCTTCCCTACTCGGTTTTTTCGTCCAGTCCGCGCCAAGGTACCCTGCAGCTGCCAAACTTCGGCCTTGCGATGACGTACAGCAGTTTTCAATCCTACTCGTGGCGTTCACTCCGCGATCAGAAATTAGCTCTTCTGCATAGTCCACAGTGGTTGGCTGGGCATCGTCTTTGTTTAGCCACAAGGTGGTTTTAACTACGCATCGAGTGCCATCGTCAAAGACCAGCTCTGAATGAATAGCGCCATTCGGGTGGTCAATCCAAAACTGCTTTATGCGCTCTGAAACTGGTGTGTAATCGTCAAGGTTAAAGGCCACGGTAATGCTCTGTTTCTAAACGGCTAATTTCTGCGCGCACATACTCAAGGTGCATAAGCAACTTAGAAACCTGCTTTTTAAGGTCTCTAATCTCAATGTCTTTTTCGTGCAACAGGTCTGCCATGTCGTCATTGTGGGTGTATTCACTCATCGTCAGCCAACTTAACTGTGCTCAAATAGTTAAAGCCTTTAGATGGGCCACTGGTGTTAAGCGATGGGTGCCAAGAGTCGCGCACCTTTTCAGCCAGTGTTGGGATTGCGTGCAACGCGCCTACCGCTTCTAGCACAAGGCTCGACTCTTTAAACCGTAGTTCGAGCGCCAAGTTGTGGCTGAGGTTAGTTAGTTTGGCGATTAGTTCGCCTAGTGATGTTTCCATTGTTTTTCCTTTGTTATTTGCAGTTGCGTTTCCATCTTTGCACATCCTTGTGACGGGATTGACAGATAAAAGCTTGTAGGTGTTTTTGCCCTTTAAGACAGCCCCAGCCCCACGGCCCAACGCGCCACACCTTACGGCCTGAGCGCTCAATGTGGCTTTTGAACGCAATGGCATCAGCGACCTTGACTTGCTCGATGGGGCTAAGCCCTTTAGCTGAGTTGTAGTTAGACCAAGTGCGGAAAGTCTGCCGGTGAATACCTAGCCCACCTGTGTAGGACTTTGTGCTGTGTTGCCAGTTGCCACCTGTTTCGCACTGGGCTAACTGATCGTAGTAAGCGTCAGGTAGTACGCCTTTGTATTTGGCGTGTGAATTAGCAGCTGCAATTGCGTGGGCTGGTGTGGATAGGGCGAGGATTAGCGATAGTGCCATGAGTTTCTTAATCAACTCTCTCTACTTCTGTTGGCGGCCCCCATGAATGCCAAGACTCTGCACGTGTGCAGACTTGGGTATAAACAATCAGGCCTGTGGACAAGTCTGTAAAGACCTGCACCATGGTTTTCTTATCTTTAGACCTTAGGGCGATATAGCCCCATGTGGGAATCATGGTCTGTTAGCCATCATTTTAAGCCAAAGCCAGCAACTGACCCATCCCATTATGAAACTGTAGATAAATTGCGTGTCGGTCATGCCCAGCCCCTCACCATGTCCATACCCTTTTGGGTAATGCCACACACAATGCCCTGAGAGCCACTCAGGAGCGCTCTACGGATGCCTAAGTCTTGGATTAGACCCATTGTGCGTAAATCGCTACAACGCTTCCAGTAGCCCTTTATTTCGTGACCAGCCAACGCTGATCGAGCGCCTGCCTCTTCATCGGTCAGGCCAAGAGTTGCGTAAAAGTACTGCTCTAACAGTAACGCTCGATGGGTTCCCACCCGTATCGGGCTAATTTGCCGTGAGGTTTCTGGGTCTGTTGCCCGGAATAGTGGTAGGTCGGTGTATGTCATGTTTCCTCTGACTTTCTGCTATTTGAGTAGCGGTGGTTACTTTACACAATTTAGAAAGTCGGTGGTGGATACCCAATGGAAACAAAGTACCCACCACCTAGCCCCAGCACTGCTCAAACAGTGTCTGGGAATCCTTATGGCTTAGGCAATGCGCGCCATGCAGCCTCTAGGGCTACGCCATCCTCAGCGTGGCCACCATTCGATTGTGGGGCAAGTTCTACATGGATCCAGCGCCCGTTTTTTGACCCACCATTGTCGGTATCAGTCCACTTCTTCCAGCCTGGCTTGCCGTTTCTGTTACAGCGCCAGCCCTGCCACGTGCCGTTAATAAGGCCGCCGTAGTCGTGGACTTCTTCAATGCCTAGCTCTTTGTAATACTTGACAAACCACTGCATTGCTTGCACAGCTGCAGCGCGCCCCTCTTTTGTGTCCTTAAAGCCAATGTCACAAGCTCGGGCTGTTGCGTGCACGCTCATGCCCTGCCCTGATCGCATTTCTCTGACCACTAGCGTGCCTAGGTTTGTAAAGCCCCATCTACGAGAACAGAGGTCAACAAACTTTTCGGTGCCTGCCATTTTGGCTGTGGCTGTTTTGTCGTACCCGGTGTATTTCATGGTGCTGGTGGGTCTTTCGGTCTGTCCTTCAAACCATTACCTGCTAATACCCCCAAGAGCCCCCCTGTAAGGGTGGCGAGCATTGGCGACAGTACAGACCATGCAGCATCGTCATTAGGTGAGACTTCGAGCGGTTGGGTTACAAACAAAAGGCCGTATAGCAATGCCAAGATGGAAGCAAGAAAAGCAAGTGTTAAGCCGATGGCTACAACAAAAATAAGTCGTGCTTTTATTTCTTCGTTTGTGTGTCTGTTGTCTGGTTTCATACGCACTTCCCTCCAGTGCCATAGGCAGGTGCAATGGTTGTTGAGATTGTTTCGGTTACGCCTCGTAGGGCTTTGTTTTTGGTTGGTGGGCAGTTGAGGCGTTCACGGTCTGCACAGCTTGTGAGGGTTATGAGGGTGGCGCTAATTAGCAGTAGGCGTTTCATGCGTGTATGCCTTTAAAAGCAAGAACCAACACAACTGGGGGAGTAATTAGTAAAGCCACGATAATCAGACAAAGTGCAATAATCATGCTGCACCTATGTCTTCAATCCACATTGATTGCACAGCCGAGTTAGCACCAACAACACCGTCAGGGTTTGTGTTTAATGAACCGTTGCCTGCACATCTTAAATTAAGAGTAAATGTCTTTGCGCTACTTCCTGATGTGACACCCAATTCGGTTGCTGTTGTGATGTAAGAACCACCAACATATTGCGGATAGTTGGCATCGATAATGTCAGCACGGCCCCATAAAAACTTTGATATGCCACCTGTGACCGTAAACCATAAAAAGTTGCCGTTTGAGTTGGCAGATGGTTGAAAACCTAAATAACCATTGACGCGGTACTGCCGACCAGCCGCAATAGTTATTGACTTTGATAACACCGCCAAAGTGTAATTCCAGTCGTTGCCGTACCGCTAACAGAATCAACTATGCCCCACGGCAGGTTGTTCATTTGTGCTGCCGTTAGCACCGCCCCTGTGGAAAAAGTCGTGTTTATAGCCATAGTTAATATCCTAATCTGTTGAAGTCAAGTCGCCCGAACACCGCATTATCCAAAAGCAGATAATCGTTGAGAGCATCGCCTGACACGAAATACGTGTAGCGCGAACCAGCAGGCGTAGCCGAAATAGTGACACCCTCAACAATGCATTGAAAAGTAGTGCCACGAAACGCCACAGACACCTGCGCCCCAATCACAGACGAAGCACCCGAAGAAGCGCCCGAGCCAATCTGGTCAAGCTTAAAAGTGTTTTGAGCCTCAGCCGAACACGAAAACGAGCCAATAGCAAAAGTCTGCCCACCATAAGCCCCGAGCAGATAATTAGCAAAGTCTGTGGCCTGACTAGTCGAAGCGTTGAAAGTGTTGGTTTGTAAAGTCCGGTACGGCTTAACCGCGCCAGCCTGTGTCACCGTCTGAGCTGCGTAACTTTCAGGGTCAACCGTGACTTGTGTGTAGTAGTTGTCGGCAAGGCTCGTGAAGTCAATCTGGTCGTACACCTGATTAGTGGCATCGTTGGCTGTGTCACTGAAATTGACCGCCGACACTGTGTAGTCAAAAGGTGACACCACAAGCACACTTGTAGTTTGTGCGTCAATCATGCGCGAGTTAGTCGTCATCAGTGACCTGTTAAGCCAATCGCCCCAAGTGCCTGAAACAGTCGTGCCAGCCATGTTAGGGCTAGACGCCAGGCTGTAAGACATGTTTACGCCTGATTGTATTGAAGCCGTAATTAACTGAGAACCAAAAGAAGCAGCTGCCATTGCGTAGCCACCACCTTGTGCACGACCCAATCGAGCAAAGGAACACTCAACAGAAAAGTCTAGAAAGTCAGCGTTGCCGACACCGCCCACATAGGGGATGCCGTAGCGCGCATTGACATTGTTAATGGTTCCTATTAGCGTGTTTTTGCCTGATGTGGTATTGACAATCTTTATAAATGTGCCAGTAACTAGAGAAGCGATTGGCGATGCAAAACCTGTGGGGTAGCGCAAAGACACAGAAGCAGTAGAAGCGTTGTACTGGCTTAACTGTTGCTGACGACCAATGTTTACAGTAATGTTTTGCACATTCGTTAGCGCTGTGTAAGTCACATTGTCTGTGCTATAGGAAACTGTGTAAGTCTGAATAGCCATTAGTAGATGTTGCTAACCGCAATAGGTACAGATCCGTTTTGACGCATGTAAGTGCGTAGGGCATTAACTACTGATTGTGGGTCGCCGCCGTTTACGTTGATAGTTACGCCACCGCCCATGCCGCCCATTTTGTCTAACGGGATAACAGCTTCTGGGCCTGCCTCGCCAATCAGGGCAAAGGTAGGGCTGGTAACGATGCCACCGGTAGCCATTGCTTTGTAATCAAGTCCTGCAGGGTTCGCGCCACCAGCTGCAGCACTACCGTCACCACCTAAACGGCCAAGGCTAATTTGCCCTAGCGAGCCAATGTCT